TTCCCGGTCCCGGATCTCTTTCGCGTCAGCCCGTGCATCGTTCCGCCCGGCTGCCGCTTCGCCCTGCTGGTAGCCGATGTGCTGCTCGATCGCCCGCAGGGACGCCTCGAGCCGCGCCTGCGACTGATCGGCGTTTGCCTTCACTTGCAGCTCGATCAGCGCCGAGTTCGCCTGAATCTCCGCGATCTTGACCTTCGTATCGGCCTCGAGATGCGCCAGCCGCTCCTTCGTGTCGAGCTCGGCCTGCGACATCGCGACGTCGGCCTGCGCCTTCGTCTGCGCCTCAACCTGCTTCGTCTGGATCACCTGCTGCATCTGCTGGCCGGCCTGCTGCATCTGCTGCATTTGGGCCTGCATTTGTTTGATCTGCGTTTGTAATCGGGCCGGATCCGTCTGCCCGTTCTGTTGATCCTGCAAGTGTTCCGGCAGGAGCTTCTTCGATCGTTCCGCCATCTTCCGCGCGACTGGCGTATCCAGCGTCTCGAAGTAGAGATCGGCGTGCGTCTGCATCAGTTGCGGATTCGCCTGCACCGCCGCCGTGAGCATTTCGGCTTCTTCCTGCCGCTGCGTATCCTTCGAGGTGCCCGTGCTCACCGCCACGTCGTAGCGGCCCACCGACACGTCGTAAATCTTCGCGATCCCCTGCTGCTGCAACGACTGCAAATCGCCCGGCGCCGCACCGTTGTGGAAGGCGACTTTCTGCTCCTGATCGTCAGGCCCGAGAATGCGAACGATCCGCGGCGCATCGTAGATGTGCGGGATCAGGTCGACCAGGATTTCGCCCGTGAACCGGATCGCGTGCGACAGGTTGATCGCGTAATTGCTCGAGCCGATCTCCCCCTGCCGCTGCCGCGCCATGATGGCCCGGCCCGACTCCTGCGGCCCCTGCTGGCCCAGCGACGGCTGGTGGTAGCCCGTCGACGACATGATCCAGTGTTCGGACTGCTGGATCCCGACCATCGTCGCCTGAATCGCCGGCTCGACGTTGTTGCGCTGCGGCGCCCCGACCAGCGTCCCGGCGTGCGCGATCGGGTTATAGAGCAGGAACGGCATCCGCTTCGTGTTCGCGACCTTCCACTGGTTCTCGTAGCCCTCTTCCTGCCCGGCCGCCATGATGTACGGCGCCTTCGAGGCCAGCATTTCCTTCTCGATCAGCGCCGACGCCTCGTAGTTCTGCACGAGCTGCGCGTCTTTCGCGTCACGCACCAGGCCACGGAGATCGACCTTCCCGCCGATGTCCGTCTCTTCGCCGAGGCACGGCACGATCGGGATCCAGCGTCCCACCCAATCGCGCCCGCCGGTCTTCTTATCGTTGCCCTCGAGCACTTCCAGCGCCGTGATCTTCGCCCACCGCACTTGCCGCTTGAGCACGACGCGCGTATCGAGTTCTTCGATGCCGTCGGCCCACACGCGGCCCTTCGGCTTCTCCCACACGACCAGCATCGGCGGCGGCGTGACCTTCGTGTCCGGATCCGGCGCCGACGGCACCCGCAGGAGCGCATGCGTCGTCGCGATCGTCTCGACGTGCCAGTACTCGACCACCCGGATCGTCTTCTCGTTCAACCACTCCGGATGATCGTCGCCGACACCCTGCCACTGCGCCGAATCGCACGCCTTCGAGTCCGGATGCGTTTCCCGGTACTCGTCGACCGGCATATCCTCGACGACGAAGTAGAAATCGGCGTCCCGATAGTCGATTTCCTGACACCGTGGATCGGGATAGATCGTGAACGGGTTACGCACCCGCAGCAGCTTGATTTCCTGCTGAAAAAACGACTCCGGATGCTCCGGATCGGGCTGATCGTCGTAGGCGTACGGCGTATTGACCCGCCAGAACCCCAGCCCACACGTCACCGCGTCATCGGCCGCCGTGCTGTAGACGACTTCGGCATGGCTCTGCCGCTCGACGTTCCGCACGAGCCCTTGGATCGCCGCCGCCGTCTGGAGATCCGCGCCGGAGTCGATCGGGCTGATCTGAATGCCCGGCCGCGCCGCCATCAGGCTGTTCATAATCTGCCGCTTCGGCGGCTTGATCATGTCGATCGTGAGGCACGGCAGATCCTGCGACTTCCGCTCGGCCCGGATGGCGGGCTCCCACTGCTCGCCGGCCAAGAATTTCTTGTCGGCCAGCATCTTCGTTCGCACCGTCGACCAGGCATCGGCCGCGAACTTGAACCGCTTCAGCGCCAGGCGCAGGAAGGCGTCGACGTCGCCGTTCCTTGCCTTCTTCGCGTCGGAGTCGACCTCGTCGCGGGAACTCACAGGCGACCCGCCCGGCCCGTGTAGTGGATGGCCCGGCGATTCCAGCCGGTATGCACGACGTCGGAGGCGTCAGCCTTCTCCCGCCGGCGGTAGGCCGGCATGTAGCCGAGCGCCACAGCCCGATCGCGCGTGCGGAGATCGACGACCGGGATCAGCGACGGCACCATGCCAGAGAGAATCTGACGGACTAGCACGTCACCAACTAGGACATCCAGCCCGCGCCAGATCCGCCACCGGCCCAGTTCGGCATCGGTGGCCGTTCCTTCTTCTCGACCGGAGGCCGATGCCGGGAGGCCAAGCCACGAAACGCATCGGCGCCATGCGACGCCCAGTTGTGCACCGGCACGCCGGTAAACTGTTGCAGCCGTTCGTTCCATGTTTTCTGGTAGTTCCTCAACGCTTCGATGCCGTGCGCGCACCGCTGCTCGTCGAACCAGCAGCGCCCAATCAGGAGCCGCGCCGCGTTGATCCCATCGGCCAATTCCAGCTTAGGGATGTTCGACGGATCCTCAAACTTGAGTCCGAGCGCCGCCGCCGTCTCGAGCCGGCTTTTCCCCGTCCCGAGCTCCCGCACCGCGATGTCGTGCGGCGCCCAATGCTTCCCGTAGACGTACCGCGCCCGGTGCCGGTAGTCCTCGTCCTTCATGCCGGCCGGCGTATCGCCCCGGAGCACTTGGACGTAGTGGCCCAGCCCCTCGCCGTTCATGGCGTAGTAGTCGATCAGACGCACTTCCCGGCTTTTCAGGGACTGCGAGAACCAGATCACCGTCTGATCGTCAACGCCGAGATCCCAATCCGTGTCCACCGGCAGCGCCGGATCGTACGGCACCCGCGTGATCCGGCCGTCGACCGTCGCCTGCGCCATTTCCTTCCCGAACCACGCGCCCTTAATGGCCGCCGTCGGCGACAGGAACCACTCCTGATCGTATTCGTCCTGCGTCATCAGCCCCTTCGCGATCAGCGCCCGATCGTCAGCCATCGCCTGCCGGATCATCTTGATCGTGGCGCCCTCTTCCGTCTCGAGCGACCGATCGACGTCTTGCCACAGCGCGAACCAGGCGGGATCGTCCTTGCTGACTTCCCATGTCCGATACAGGTGGTTCTTGCCCTTGATCGTGCCGGCAAACACGGCCCAGCCGAGATGATCCGCCAGCGACTTCGAGATGACCTCTCCAAAGATGCCGGGATCCATCTGCGAGTACTCGTCGAACGAGATCCCCGAGAACGGCGCCCCGCGCAGGCTGTCCGGATTGTCCGCGCCGAAGAGCTGAAACTGCGCCTGCCCGTGCCGCGTTTCCGGGAACGTGATCCGCAGCTTCGCCTCGTTGAACCCGACGCCCGGAATCGTCGCGGCGTAGTACTTTGCGATCCGTGTCCAGGCGACCAGCTCGGCCTGCTTGTAGGTCGGCAGAACGTGCCCGTAGAAGCGATTCCGCAGCAGATCGTCAAGCTCACGCCGCGACAGGCCCGGCATCAGGTGGAGCAGCCGGCGTTCCTCCCGTGCGTCGTCGATCCCGGCCCGGATGTGATGGTTGACAATCGCCGTCGTCTTCCCGGCTCGCCGATGGAGCACCAGCGCCGAGAAGCGCCCCATCCACTCGTGAAACGGCTTCGCCCAGGACCGCGCCTTGTAGGGAATGCGGACCCGCCGCGGCTCGTCTAGTCCTCCCATGAGATGACGAGCGGCCCGCCGCCGGCGCCCGTGTGTTCGACCTTGTCCTTAAACAGCCCGACGTGCTGGCCCGCGAGCTTCAGCGGCCCCGGCTTGTCCCACAGCCGGATCTCGACCTCGTACGTCGTCACCATCTCGCCGTCGACCATCCGCCGATGCTGCCGGCGCTTGATCGACGAGATCGCCCGCATGGCCCCTTCCGGCGCCCCCTCCGCGAGCTGCACGTTCCCGACGTCGTCGATGATGTAGTGCGTGAGATCCGAGAACGACAGCAGCGCCGCCTCGACCAGCACCCGATCGCCCGTGATCGCCGTCCGCTCGACCCGGTCCGCTCGAGCCGCCGCAATCGCTGCCGCCACATGCGGCGTAGCCAGCAGCCGCGGCCCCACCGTGTCGGAGTTCTTCTGGCTGTAGCCTGCCAGGCGGGACGCCTCCGAGGCGTTCAACGAGATGAGGTATTCAGCGACGAAGGCCGCCTGCTTCGCCGTCAGTTTTCGATCAGTCATGCTTCAATCAGTGTGCCGATCCGCCCCGGCGCCGTGCGAATCAAGTCCCACACATCGCGTGATGGCACTTACACGCCGGCTTGCGGCAGTAGACGTAACAACGCGAATCTTCGCTCGAGCCGCCTTCCTTGCACGACTCCGGGTTCTTCTTCTCGCACGGGCAGTCCTGCTTCACTGCCTTGATGTGTTCGCTGTTACTGCACGACTTGGGCTGTCCCTTGTGAATCGGATCGTCGTCGCCCACGTAGTCGTCAGGGTTTCGCGGCTCCTGCATCCCGAGCATCAACAGCACCAGCGGCAGCGCCACGAACAATCGAAGCCTCATGCGTCCTCCGTCTCGACGCCGATCTCGAGCGCGTGCACCGCCCGCACCCGCGCCGCCGTCACTGCCCGCACCTTCCGGCCCGCCGGCGTCCGACGCGGAATTCGGAACCGTTCGGCGAGCTCCGCCCGCGAGAA